TTCGGGACTCTCCTTGTAGTGCAAGGGCTTATCCCAGAACATCTTGAACGACTTGATGATGTCGTAATAGGTGCAGTTGTTGGTGTTTTTCCAAATCTTGTAGATGAGGAATTTCCTGTACGTCTCGTCGTCGATAACGTATACCGACTCATTGACGCAAGCCATCTCGCCAGCTTCTTTTCGGCTCAGAACAACAATGTCTCCTACGCCGTCGAGCTGTTTGCCAACAGAGGTCATCACGCCACGTTCAGTCTCCAGTTGATGGAAGAACTCCCAAACGTCAGTGAGCTGTTCTCCGATAGCCTCCAGCAGGGCTTCAATGACAGGTTTCTCCTTAAACTGCTCTACAAGGTCTTGTTTTAACAGAGCGGTGTAATCAACCATCTAAAACCACTCCAATCCGACTTTCTGCCGTGACTGCCCTTTCCCTCGCCGTAATGCTTACGCTGCGTTCTGGGTAGTCTCTAACGCTTTCTGCGGGGTCTTTCGTGGCATACAGGCGAATATCAAAGTAGTCGATACCAGAGACCTTCTTATAGAGTTCGTTGGTAAACTTCTGCGGCACAACATCGCTGCCAGCTTCCACGCCCTCCATACATTCCAGAATGGTCTCTTTGATGAGGTCTGCGTAGTTCGTAGGCGGGTTTCCGTTCGGACTGAGCGTAACTCGCACTTGGAACCAAACGTACACATAGGCAGGTCGGTTGAACCTGACGATGATGTCCTCTCCGTATACGCCGTGGAGGACCGTTTCCACATCGCCGTAAGTGCTGATACCGCCAGCCTTCGTGTTCAGTATTTGCTGGGCGATTTCGGTAGCATTGCCGCCATCAACCACAACCTCGATACTGTGAGGAGGTCGCCCCATCTCATCTACTTCGTTGGTGTCGTTCTCATACGGAGCAACCGTCAGAACACCCTGCACGTTTTCCAGAATGGCACTCTTGATACTTTCCAGCATCGCAGAGGACCTGTTGTAGATTTTGTCGATGTAGGACTGCCTCATCTCCGTATCGGTCTCAGTCAGTCTGCCAGCAACGTAAGAGCCGACGTTCTCAACCGCAGTCAGACCAGCAACGGTCTTGACGATTTTGGTGATAACGCCGTTGGGAATAACGATGTCGCCGTACTCCTCAGTACCGAACACAATGACGGTAGCCACCGTCTCGGTAGTCAGGTTCTCCGACAGCACCATTGTGTTGGAGCTTGCCGTGTCGAGTGCCTCTACAACCAGCTTGCCGTCAGCATAGGACACCGTAAAGGCTTCGTCAGTTACTGCCGCAGCGAGACCTTCGAGGTCGTTCGCAGAGTACAGTTCGCCGTTCAGTGCCATACTCAGCACAGAAACAGGGTTCTCTGTCGCCAGAACAACCACCGCCTTATTGAAAGCAGAGCGTGTAATCTGAGCGTCTGCCGCAAGGGACAGGTTGATTGCAGGGTTCGTGTCGGTTGCGATGAGCGTACCAGCAGGGACGGTAGTGCCGTCCAGACCCGTACACAGCACAGGATAGTAGGACTTCGCTGGCATTTCACGAGAAGTGCCGCCAAACTGAGCCGCATTGTCAAGACTACTGCCTTCTGCGGAAGTCGGGTACTGCGAGTGATACACAGAATTGCCGAACTCCCACAGCTCTGCGATGCGGTCTGCTACATTGGTAAGCAGGTGGTTCAGCAAAGACTGAGGATTTTGCTTCGTGTTTGCTTTGAGTTTGCTACTCATAGACTCGTGCATTTCGTCCAGAATGACATCAAGTCGCTTGATATTAGGACCGTTAGGGGTTAAACCGTAGTTTGCCATTGGATATTCACCTCCTCTCTAAAGGTTTCTTCGTCAGTACAGAAAACAACGGCTACGGTAGCTTCTCTCGTCCGTTTGTTGACAGAGTATTCGATACTCTCAACGTCCGTAACGCCTTCCACTTCCATAACCGTTTCTCTTACAAGATGGCGTATTTTCGCTTCGCTGGGGTTCTTTACAAAGACTTCCTCGAAGTACGGGAAGCCCATATCAGGTCCCAGCCTCCATTCTTCAAAGAACCAGAGCAGACGAACACGAACCGCCTGACAGATGCTCTCTGTCGGCAGAATGTCGCCGCCCTCGGTCAGCTCCAAGTCGCCATCTTTGGTTAGCTTAAAATCTAACATAGCTTCCTCCTTTCTCAACGTGTAGCAGAGGTAGAGCCGCCGCTATCGCCCGTGTGAGTATGCTGGGCAAGGCTGATGCTGTTGTTAGCCACAACATCGCCAGTAGCTGTGATTTTGCCTTCCACCTTCAGGTCTCCCTGTATGTAGACGGCATCGCTTTTGACCTTTAGGACTACGCCTCCCGCCTGAACCACCGCAGCGTCCTCGGCACAGGCGGTCTGCATTGCTGCGTTTCCGCTTGTACTCAGGCTCGGAATTGCTATGGCGTTGCTCAGGTCGAAGTTTAGCTCGGTATCTGTTTCCTTCCCGTACAGCCAGTAGTCAAGTGCCTTCTCTCCGAACACCAACAAGCAGTTATCTCCTGCCTTAACAGGAAAGGCTATCGTGACGTTCTGACTCTGAGGGAATACGACGGGTACTCCGCTGACGGAAGGATAGTCCATCGTGTCGCCGTTAGGCTTTTTGAACTTTGCCTTCGGTTGAACCGTCGCCAGTCCACTTCCAGCATCAAACGCAGTGATGACCGCAGGGACAGCCGTATGGATTTCTCCGATTGCTTTCTTTGCGGTCTTATTTACGCTATCAACGAACTCTTGCATCATAGTTACTCCACCTCCAATAGGTGAGCGGTGCAGGTCCACGAGCCTTCCATATTGTCTCCCTCAATGGCGATTGAGTACACACGGAAGTAGCCACGGACAACCTTGCTGTTGAGATACACATAGTCGTCAATGGTAATAGCTGCGTTCATCAGGAACTCTACGTCCCAGCCATACTCGTAGCTATCAGCTTTGTCTGAAATCTGGACTCTCGAAGGAGTGCCAATCAGACCAGTCTCTGCGGACAACTCATATACTTCTCGGCTCATAGTGTCGCTCGGCTTCTTAACCTGAAGAACGCCGTTGTTGATGCTCCACACGAGACCGCTGGTCTCACAAGCCTTTGTCAGGACGGTTGCCGCAGGTCCCACGTAAGAGAAACCGTTTGGAATGTCTTTGAACTCGGCGTTATAGGAGAACGATACCGTCAAGCCCATCTGGTCTGCGGCGTCTTGAATTAAGGTCTTGCAGTTGACAGTGCCAGCGTAGCCTACGGACACATAGGTGTCTCTCAGCTCAATGCGGTTATCTACCAGCTCAATCTCGGTCATCACATCGCTGCCGTCGCTCTTGGACTTTGCGAATGTAACAACACCAGTAAACACGAGAGGCATTACAGAGCCGTAGCCAGCTCGCAGAGCCACAACGCAGTCGTCTTTGTTCAGCTCGGCAAGATGTTCGGGACTCAGGTTCCAGAGCTGTACCTTTGCGGTGTTGGCACTTTCGGTGTCAGCCCTTTCGATAGAGAACGAGATATGGAGAGGTCTGCTGCCTTGCCCAATCTCGAAGCCAGTAGAGCCAGCCTGTCCTGCGGACAAGCGGTACTGTCTATCCCAATTTCGCACTTTATCGCCTCCTTATTTATGATAAAAACAAAAAATCGGAGGAAAACACAGTTTGAATAGTGACGTAGTTCTTATCATTCAAATCTATATGTTCTCCTCCGTTTCTTGTGTGTTCCAGCTTACGCTGGTATAAAGATGAATTTTGCCCTGCCTTCTACGAAGTCAGTTCTGCCTACTTTCTCCAGCTCCGAAAGTACGGCGAATACGCCCATCGGCATATCGTCCGTACCCCAGAACAGATTAAGAGGGAGCTGAGGGACCAGCTTAACTCCTACTCGGATGGGATTTCCGAGAGAGTCAGCCAGCCCAAAGCTCCAGTAGCCGCCCGTATCGTTATAGGTGAAGCGTATCTGGTACTGCTTTCCTTTCAGCACAATTCGGGAAACGCTGTCGTTCATATCAGGCACTTCGATGATGATGTAGTCCATTCCGATACCTCCTTACGAAATCAAACCGAAGTTTGATGCGGCATTATACAGGATAGACCCGCCCTTCTGCTCACTGCCGCTGTTTGAGCCGCCGTTGTTGCTTCCGTTGCCAGAAGCGGAGCCGTTATTGGCGTTGGTGGTGTTTGCACTTCCCGCCGATGCTCCAGTGGTCCCAGACTTGCCGTAGCTGTCAGGGATAGTAACAGTGCTGCTCTCAGTAACAATGATTTTCTTCAGGGATATAGGTATCTCTCTGGCGTAGCCGACATCAGAACTCTTGGCGATGCTCATACTGGTGAGTACCATATTGTCGTACACAGCATCGGAAGTTACAACCGTAAAGACCTTTTTGGCGAAGTAGAGCTGTTCGAGCCTCTTGATGACGCTCTCCACTCTGCCGCCTCCAGAGCCAAAGCGGTTCTTCCAAGTAACGGGAGTGTCCGTCACATAGAGTGTCATAGAAATGGTCTCAGCTTTCAGGACGATTGTGTCGCTGACGCTGAAACCTTTTTCCGTAGGATATTCAGGCACGTCGGCTTCGTAGTCTCTACTCTGGTCCAACAGAGCGTCAAACTCGATGCCGTCAATGCTCACGGGTTGTTTTGCTCTTGCCATACTATCACCTACCTTGCAAATGCGAGTGCTCTTGCCATCTGAGTTACAGCATCGTCAGATGCAGTATTCATAGCCGCAGCACTCTTAGACTGTCCAGCTCTATCACCGTTGAAGGTGTTGACGAACTCGTTATACTGGTTCACAACACGGCTGCTGCTGGAGTTGGTAACAGTAGACGGTTTCGCAACGGCAGCCCTTCCGAGCATCGCCATCGCTTGGAATATCTTGCCTGTTTCGAGGGCAGTAAAGACCTTCTTGCCAGCCTGTCCTGTAATCAGCTCAGGTCCTTCTTCACCAGCGATAAATGTATCGGAGGAGTTATCAGTACCTTTCGCATAGGCGTTTACCGCTTTCGCAGTATCGGTGTCGCCACCGCCGCCGAAGAACAGGTCAACAATCCAGCCCAGACCATCAGCCACCCAGCCAACCACCTTAGCGATTGCTCCGATGATTACGCCGAGAATATCGGCGATAGGCTGCAAGATAGCCAGAATAGGCTCCAGTATCGGCAGGATAGCTTCCAGTAACGCAACGAGCGGAGGAAGCAGAGCCGACACGAGGTTAGCCACCAGAGAGATGATGGGTTCCAAAATAGGCAGGATAGCCATAATCAGTTCCAGCACCACTGGCAGGATAGTCTCGATTATCTGGACCAGTATCGGCACGATGGCAGAAATCAGTTCCAGAATGATAGGCAAAATGGTCTCTATAATCTGCATCACCAGCGGTAGCAGTTGCTCAATCAGACTGATGATGATAGGTAGGACGGCTTCGATGATTTGCATAACCAGAGGCAAGAGCGTCTCTACCAGACTGATAATCAGCGGTAATATCTGCTCAATTATCTGCACCAAGAACGGTAGCAGTTGCTCTACCAGTTGCACTATCATCGGGAGAACTGCCTGAGCTATTTGCATAACCAGAGGCAGTATCTTCTGTATCAGGTCAACTATCAACGGCAAGATAGCCGCCACAAGCTGACCGAGCAACGGCAGTATCTGCTTCACAGCATCGAGAAGCTGACCGCCGATTGCTTTGGCGAATTGCTTTATAACCACCCAGACATCTTTAACCTGCTCCCAGAGTTCCTTGACGGTCTCTCGGAAGGCATCGGTGTCTACTCCAGCCTTTTCCAGCATTTCACCGATAAGGCTGTTCTCGCCCTTCATAAAGGCAAAGAAGTCCTCCACCAGAAGTGCGAGGAGGACGATGGCGGCGACAATCGCCATAATCTTTAGGTTATGCCCGTTCAGCATAGAGCCAGCAGTTTTGAGGAAGGCGATGATTTTACCACCATTCAGGGCTAAGAAGATAGCTCCAGCCGATATTGCTATCAGCTTCAGTAGGTTATCTGTTCCTCCCAGCTTTTCAGCCAGCCATTCCAATCGGGTTTTCACCTTCTCCATAACGGAGATTGCTGCGTTCGACACCCTAACGATGGTGCGGGCGATTTTGTCCGTCACACCGAAAGTTCTGTCGAAGTCAGACAGCAGGTAGCCCCAGCTATTTCTCACATTGGTAAGTGCCTCTGTGATGCTGAGGTCCATTTCGTTGAAGGCAGCATCAATCTCGCCAGCAGAGTTCAGGAATGCGTCCTTCAACTGTTGGCAGGAAATCTGCCCGTTGGTCGCCATATCGAGGAGCTGAGTTTTGGCAACGCCCAAGCAACTCGACAGCAGGTTCGCTGCTTCGGGACACTGTTCGAGCATAATGTTCAGCGTTTCGGTGTCAACAATTCCTTTCTGGAAGGACTTGTTTAAACCGTCCATCATACTCTGGATTTCTTGGTCGCTTCGACCAGAGGTCTTTAGTAACTTCGTTACTGCGGAGGAGAAATCAACTGCGTCCTGAACAGGAAATAGGTCGGAGCTTGACTTCACAAGGTCAGAGACAATATCAGCCATAGCCCCGTATGTGGTTCTGGACTCGTTAGCAGCTTCGAGCACGAGGCGTTCCGCTTCTTCGACATCACCCAGCCCAGCCACGGAGCTTTTGATGCTCCTATTGATGGTGGAGAAC